GACGCAGATTTCCACCAGGTCGTAGCCGACATGGCAGGCATAGAACGTAAGCAAGCTAAGACTATTAATTTAGGTCTTATGTATGGAATGGGAAAAAATAAATTAATGTCTGAGTTAGGTTTGATGAAAGAGTCAGCTGAAAAATTAATTAAACAATATCATCTTAAAGCACCTTTTGTTAAAAAACTTATGGACAATGTTTCTCGTAAAGCAAATGACAGAGGTAAAATCAGAACTCTAGGGGGAAGAGCATGTCATTTTGATCTTTGGCAACCAGTACAATTTGGTATCTTTAAGCCCTTACCTTTAGAAATGGCCAGAAAAGAGTATGATGAGCCATTAAAACGTGCGTTTACTTACAAAGCATTAAACAAATTAATACAAGGATCGGCAGCCGATATGACAAAAAAAAGTATGGTAGCTTTGTATGAAAATGGTATAATACCGCACATTCAAATTCATGATGAAGTAGACATTTCTGTGGATTCGGATAAAAAGGCAGAGGAGATTATTGAAATAATGGAATCAGCAGTAGAGTTAAAGGTTCCCAACAAAGTTGATTACGAATCAGGTAAAAACTGGGGCGAAATTAAATAGGAGAAACATGTTAAAAGATTTAAAAACTAAAATTGATAGCACTTGGTTAATGCACAGAGAATATATTATTGGTGCACTAATTGGGTTTATATTAGGCGCATTAATATTTTAATTTTCCATGGCTAAAGAGTGTCAAAAATGTCACCATAGGTGTCACTGCAATGAAGATTTACATTCAGATGTGTACGGACTATGCGCGTGTGAAAATTGTAATTGTATAGAAGTTAAGAGTAAAGAACCAGAAGGACTTGTTATTAGTGATGAAGATGAGTGTTTAAGTTGTCAATAATCAATGATATAGAATATAAATTATGAAAAAAATATTTTTAATACTATCCCTACTGGTATTTACTTCCTGTGTTGCAGTAGGACCTAGATGTACTTATACACAAGAAGGAACTAAACTTTCATCTTGGATTTGGTTTACAAAAGAAATACCTGTAGACTTAAGCAAAGATAATTGTAACTAATATGAATGATAAGATTATTGCTGCACTCTTGGCTATTCTCATCGCGCTCTCTGGCTGGAGTCTCACAACAACAGTCGGTCTTAAGTCAGATGTTGCAGTTCTTAAAGAAAAAGTATCGGGGATTGAAAATGAAATTCAGAATAGCAAAGCTTTTAAGGGAAAGAAGAATCGTAAGAAAAAAAATAAAAACAAAGGAAACAACTGACAAAGCCGTACAGGCTTTGATAATTGGCCTAGCATTGGTTCTTTTACTTTTAGTTGGATGTGAAAATGGGGCCAGACACTCACTAGAGCTGACAGAACCCACAGATCATACAACAGGTGACGACGGCGGAAAATTAAAGTATAAGATCATTTGGGGAAGTACAAAACATAATGAGTAAACAATAATGCGAGTATCAGATAACACA